ACGTGGGTGGACTGGTATAACAATCGACGATTGCTGGAAAGGCTGGGCCATATTCCTCCGGCAGAAGCAGAAAAAGCTTATTATGCTTCCATCGGAAATAATGATCTGGCAGCCTGAGTTCACAGATAAAATACTCTCCAGGAAACCCGGGGCGGTTCATACTGCTGTCTGCCCAAATTGCTCTCATGAAGAACCCAGTGAAACAGACGACATTGTTTGGTCTTACCGTTCACGGGAAACGCCAGCCACCGACGCTTTCCTGGCTGAAGTGCGGGCGCAGGCGTTTAATGACCTTTGCTCGGTGTTCGTTAAGGACGCGACGGTTGTCGGGCTGGACGATGGCGACATCGTTACGGTGAAAGAAGCGACGGACGCCCTGCTGCATTGTGCGGAACAGCTTCGCAAAGGAGGCAACCAGTGAGCAAGATTGACTTTCAGGCACTGCGTGAAAAGGCAGAGAAAGCAACTAAAGGAAGCTACATCGTAGGGCATACATCTGTTAACCAGCACGGCAATTTAACAGGAGTTTTTGTTTGTCAAAAATGGAAAGGAGAGCCAGGTGGCGTGATTGCAGAATGTCACGTTAACTGTCTGGTTGAAACAGATGCTCAGGCTTATGCAAACGCAGAATTCATAGCAGAGGCTAACCCAGCTACCGTACTGGCACTGCTGGATGAACGGGAAAGAAACCAGCAATACATCAAACGCCGTGACCAGGAGAACGAGGAGATTGCGCTAACGGTAGGGAAGCTGCGTGTTGAGCTTGAGGAGACAAAATCAAAACTCAACGAGCAGCGCGAGTATTACGAAGGTGTTATCTCGGATGGAAGTAAGCGTATTGCTGAACTGGAGAAAAGCGAAGAGCAACTCATCAACGAGCGTGACCATGCTGAGTCTGCTTTAGCTGATATGTATTTTGCAGCAACCGGGGATAGGCCTGAGTGGAGTAACTGGTTCGGTTTTTCAGATGCTGTCAATGCCGTGGTTGACAGAATTGCTGATTTAGAAGCTAAACAGCCATCGCCAGTAGTACCGGAAGGATTGATTAAAGCAGTGCGCTTCTATGAACAGGTTAAGCGTGAAAATCCGCCAGTCGAAACCGGAGCATGGAAAGACGCTGTTGACTGGGTGCTCAAAGAGGCTTGTCAGGCTGTAAACATTCGCATCAAAGGAGAGTGAGATGAACGGACAAATATCAATTATTCGCCCTGGCGCTTGTGACGAAGAGATAAGGCTGATTATCCGCCTTGCGATGGGTAGAACAATAACTGCTCTCATTACTCCAGAAAATCTCGCATTAGCATTAACCGGAAAGTCAGACCTGCCAGTAGAGCTAAAGCTGCGAAATGTTGAGATTAAGGTGAAATAGCTATGACCACTATTACCAAAGAATGGCTACAGAAAACGATTACCAGCATTGAGTCAGCACGGGATGAAATACCGTTCGGACTCGATGAAGATCAAAGCAACATGCTTACCGCATTTAAAATTGCACTGGCATCACTGGAACGCGAACAGATTCGCCACGAGCATGCCAAATGGTCTGACTCCACATTTGGCTGCGTTGGCCCCATTGGTCCACTGAAACACCTATCAAAAGAGGCTCTGGAAGCCGCAGCCGAACCTGACGATCTCAGCGAGTGGGCTGATATGCAGTTCCTGTTGTGGGATGCACAGCGCCGTGCTGGTATCAGTGATGCTGAAATTACCGCTGCTATGGAAAATAAATTGAAGATCAACATGGAACGCCAGTGGCCTGAACCAAAAGATGGTGAGCCTCGCTTGCACATTAAAGAACCCGACAACTCTCCGGGAACTCCGGATAGTTGGATAAGCTGTAGTGATCGAATGCCTGAAAAGGGCCAGAACGTGCTTATTTCGGTGAATTTCGATAGCTCTCTGGTTGAACCGCTAATATGCTCCGCACGCTATACCGGAAGCACCTTTCGGCGCGGAGATGCAACGATTAAGCCGGGTAATGGTATTGAGCAAGCAACTCACTGGATGCCGCTACCGGAACCGCCGCAGGAGGTGAAGTGATGAACAACTTAATGATCGACCTTGAGACGATGGGGAAAAATAAGGATGCACCGATCGTTTCCATTGGCGCGGTGTTCTTCACTCCAGAAACCGGAGACATCGGACAAGAATTCTATACGGTTGTTAGCCTGGAAAGTGCTATGGGGCAAGGAGCTACACCTGACGGCGATACCATCCTGTGGTGGTTGAAACAAAGCCCTGAAGCACGAGCTGCAATCTGTATTGATGATACTTTGTCGATCAGCGATGCTCTCTCAGAACTAAATCATTTCATTAACCGGCACGCAGACAATACGAAATATTTAAAAGTCTGGGGTAACGGAGCCACCTTCGACAACGTAATTTTACGTGGAGCTTATGAGCGAGCAGGACAAATCTGCCCGTGGGCATACTGGAATGACCACGATGTACGCACGATCGTTACGCTTGGGCGTTCCATCGGATTCGACCCCAAAATGGACATGCCTTTCGATGGCGAACGGCACAACGCCCTGGCTGATGCCCGTCATCAGGCAAAATATGTTTCCGCTATCTGGCAGAAATTAATTCCTGCCACCAGCACAGAATTATGATTTTCCCGGGTGCAGCCGGTTTTGATGGAGAAAATTATGAACACCTTGTTTTTACTGATGGCTGAATTCAATACCTCAAACATTGAACTCTCAGCAGTTAGCCAAAAGTACTTTGGTATGAGTCCAGCCACAGCAGAAGCAAAAGCAAACGCTTGTAAGTTGCCCGTTCCAACATATCGCATCGGCACATCACAAAAAGCAAAACGTTGCATCAATATTCAGGATCTTGCGGAATACATAGACAAAAGACGAGAAGAAGGACGTATCGAGTGGGAACAGGTCAGAACAGGCAAACAGAAGGGCAAAGAACATCACTAAAGAAAAAACCCGCCTAAAGGCGGGTTTTCAAAAAGCACCAGCTATGATCATGCTGCTTTGCGACGACGAAGCTTACCCTGCTGCTCTTTACCAGAGACAGTAGCGTGAGTGAACGCATTAGGAGCAGCCTTCATCAGAACTTCAACAGCAGCCCCCATACCTGCGAATGCTTTCATTGTGTCGAACTTAAGCTGTGGCTTAGTTGCTTTTTGATCTTCCATAGAAAACTCCAGAAGCTATACCGAAACAATTCCTGTTGTTTACTCATCATCAATAGATGATACGCAATATTTATTTTTAAATTTAAGGTTCTTTGGCGTAACTTCATCAGATATATCAAAACCGTCCAGAATTCTATTGAATGTAGCTTCTGGCATATCATCATGAACAGAAATCTCACCCGATCGCTGCTTTCTAACCATGTTATCCACTCGCCAAATTATAGCTTCAGCGTAAACAACATAACTTGGATGCTTGATAAAGCGATGATCACCGGAATTCAAGACGCAAGACGGATCGTGGGGGACCCCATCCTTGATACTAGAAATATTAACAACTAAAACACAATAACAATCGTTAACGGGGTAATAAACAGGATCATTACAAATCACATGAAGATGATTGCATGGCCCAGTTGGGGCAAGCACAGTTCCTTTCCTGTATGGCTGATAATCCGTCATGATAATTGCAAAGAAAATTCCTTAAGTTTCTGAGATTCTTCCATTTTGCCAATTATGCGATTAGCCTCATCCTCGCTTTTACCCTCACTGATCAGCATTTCTTTCAGGTCTATAGGCTTACGAGAATTGCCAGGATTGTGCCACTCTGGACAAACGCTTTCTAAATGCGTCATGTTTGCGAGATCAAATCGGTTCATATGCCCATACAGAGAATAGATTTCATCTAAAATCCGGATATCTGCACGGCTCAACTCATCAAAGACCTCGTCTGCATCCATTTCCCTCGGATCTGAACGCAACAACACATCATGCCCGTTCGTCTCTATCAAGTTGTACCAGTAGTCACCAATGCCTTCAGCCTTACCACGAATCAAGTTCAGCGTATTCGACATGACTGGACCAAATTTCATAGAGTAAAGGCTATCTTCGCCGATCATCCTGCCATGCTTCAAAATCGACTTGCGGTTAGACAGATAGAGCAGCTTCATCAATTTCAGATATGCCATGCGCCCACCTCGCTTAAGAAGTAGGTATGCAGCCATTTGAGCTACTTTTTCTTCGCAAAACAT